GTCGCCACTGCTACAGCTTCTTTCGTTGGAGCTGACTCTGAGTTTTCAGCATCTGTACTTGGTTCAGTGGCGACGATCACGGACGCAGAAAATGGCAGCCGTATAGATGCCGCCAACGGTACAGCACCGTATTCTACGGGATTCACCATCGCCGTATCTCAGCAAGGCGTAGACGACGGCGTAGAAGGTATCAACGCAACGACGTCCTGCAGTGTGTTTCCGCTGGTTAACAACGATGTTGCGAGCATTTGCAACACGATAAGTACCAGTCAGACACTTATCGCCGTTCCGGTCGGAGATCCAGCATTAGCGATCTCTAAGGCGACGCGCGAAGAGGTGTACGCTTATTCTGGCAACCCAAGCGCGCTCGCGTACGGCCACAACCCAGATCCTACAACTGGCCTAAACAGCTACGTGTCTCTACACGATGGCGAATCTTTTGTTCAGACTTTCTCAAATTCTAGTCCGCAGTTTACGCTGAAAAAGCCTTTGGTTCTGCCGGGCGTAGTTCCATCTATCTACACGATGAACTCATGCCCCAACCAAGAATCTGCTGATCTTGGTGAATTCTTTAAACTGATACCTAAAACCATCAAGAATATCAAGCACCACCTAACGCAGAAAGCTTTGAGTCAGCTCCCAATTGTTGCTGAAGTGGACGTGGTCGACAGGTTCAGAAGGATACAGATAAAGTCTAAGAAGCTTGGTACCGCTGGAAGCGTTGAGATTGTTGGTGGTCGCGCAAACATCGGCGAATTCTCTATATTCGGCGACGCCATCGTGACGCCTGGCGAAGGATCGGTAAATTACCTTGAGCTTAAGGTTTCTGCGTTTCCGTCCACCATAAACTCAAACGATCTGGTTGAGATCTACAATGATCTACCGGCAAAAAGAAGATCTAGACTGACAAGTGACAGCACCATCTCGATATCAATGAGCGGCTCTAACGCTTACTACCGATTCAACCCAAGAACTACGAGGATTGGGCCGTTTACTGGCTGGACTATCGCCGACGTCTCTGCGTCTTACGGAAAAGTTGCTGGTTTAGTCTGGAGATGGACGCACACAGAATCTGGTGCCAAGGTCATTATCACTTCTAAAGTAAACGGCGTGATCACCACTGTTCCTACAGACTATATTGCGGATGGCTCAACAGAATCAGCTAAGCTTCAAGTTTACGAATACGCTCAAGGCGTAGATGACGTTGTAGGTCCTCCGGCTGTGCCTGGTAAAAAGATGCAGTTCTCGATGGCCATATCTGCGGTGCCAACGCAGGCAGATTACTTCTATTTTGAAGCGGATGACGGTTCCACCTACGCCGTATGGTACGCCGTAGACGGAAACGCAACCACGCCATCTACGGTAAGCGGTCCATACAATTCCGCCACCTATAAAGTAAAAGTAGATATTTTAAGCACAGATTCGCTGAACACTATCGTGTCCAAGACATACATCGCGCTTACAGATCCACTTTCTCCAGCTGCTGTTGCCTTCTTGACAGACTTTGATGCGGCATCTATACCTGGAACTAATTTGAGTAATGTTTTAGCCGGCGACGTTCTAAACGCTTACGGCACATTCTCGGCACCTTGGACCTCTGCGAACCAGTCTTACGCGGCTGGAGATTTGAAGGCGTCTGGGTTTCCAGTGGTATTCGTCAATGCCGCATCTCGGTATGTTGACGTGCTGAACCCAACTGGTGCCACGATGGCCAGTGCTTCTTTCTCTGGACTAAACGCGACCATATCTGTAAGCCCAACACCGTTTATAAGATTCAGACTGAAACACTCTGCCTTATCTACCAAATACAAGATCGAAAGCCTTGGCATGCTGGATCTGTTCAGGATCACGAGGGCATCGGGTCCTAGTCCGTACTTTGCAGACTGCGGCGCAGCGGTTGATGACTTCGTGGTCATCGGCGGTTCGAGCTTTAGCTCTGCCAACGCCGGAAGATTCCGCATTTTAGCCGTCGACAACGACTCGCTTATAATTCAAAATGCTGGCGGCGTCGAAGAGCTTAATACCTATCGCTGGCTGTCGTACGGTAGTTATCCGTCCAACACAGCGGTCACGTGGACGTCTGGTTCGTCGACCGTAATTGGAGCTGCTGGAAGTTTTGCCAACGTGAGCTCTGGAGACTGGGTCAAGAAGACCGAGGATGACGATGACTACTTTGTTCAAGTTCAGTCCGTTGGATCCACTAGCATCACGCTCGGCCAGAACTACCGCGGCGTGACAGCATCTGCAACTGGTGTCGTTACTAACTTTGAAACAGACGTCGGCCAAGGAACCTTGCTCCTCAGTGATGACGATCTGGCAATCTACGAAGGCGACTCTGTCATAGTCGGCGACTCCCTGGTGGTCGACGCGTTTACGAGCTTTAACTGGTTTAACCAAGTAAACACGGGGACAAGACCTGTTGTTAGCTGGGGAAGTTCGAGCGGAATAGATACGCCATATCTGTCGCCTTATATCCGAGTAACTAACGCCAGCGGTATATCACAGTCTAACCGCACGGTTGGTCTTAAACTAGATGGCTTCTACGTGCTAGAAGGCGAAGATTATAAATACAAATCTATTCGTCAAGTGTACAATACATCCATCAACCAGACCAGCAGTACGCAGCGAATTCTCTACTTAAATCCTTCTGACCGCGCATACAAGATGTCTCAAGCCTACGAGACTAAAGTTAAATCTTTAGGAAAGCTGGAGTTTCCTCTTGGCATCACTACCGGTGTTGATGGTTACTCGTACTACACTGGCCTGATGAGAACAGTTCAAAGAATCATCGACGGCTATGAGCCCGAGTCCTCTACGTATCCTGGTCAGCGTGCCGTTGGGTCTTCTATCGAGGTTCTTCCTCCTCTTATCCAGCAGATTCAAATTGCTCTCAAGATCACGACCAAAGAGGGCGTAAACCTCACAGATATCACTAATGATATCAAGTCAGCCGTGATCAACTACATCAGCTCCTTGGGCGTTGGTGGTGACGTTGTGCTTTCAGAAATTATCGCGAGGGTAAAAGCAATTATAGGTATCGACGCGGTAACATTTACTACTCCGGCACCGAGCGAAGAGCGGATACCGGTAGCAGATGATGAAAAGGCGTTCATCACGCCAGAACTAATCAGCCTCTCTTAAGAGTAGTATATGGCAAACAATAGAACAGCTACTGATAACATCCACGATTTACTTAACCCGTACTTCAACACGCGGGTTAACCCAAATTGGAAGGCATTGGTTGAGGCTATTGGTGAGTCTGACCAGGATGCGCAGGATTTGATTGAGGAAGTTAGAAAGCAGTTCTTCATCGCTACAGCAAGCAGACCGTATATCGACCGCCTTGCGGCAAACTACAAAGTTTCTAGACCTAAAGTTGTCGGCATGGACGACGCAACTCTCAGACGGTACGTGCCGATATTGGCGTATCAACCTAAACAGGTTAAACTAGTTATTGACCAGCTATTAGACATCTTCTTCTTCCGGGAGTCAACTACTGCGCTTGTTGAATCTACTGAATTTGAACCATTTTTTCTTAAGGACGGATGGGAACTCGAATACACGGTGGACGCGATCAACTATGAGCGCATACTTTTCAGCGCGTCTGAATTTACTGACGTATCTTCAGCGTCAGCTGAGGAGATCGTTTCTGCCATAAATCGCCAGGCAAAATATAGCTTTGCGGTCTCATTTGAGAACAAGATCACCAAAAGAAGCTACGTAAGAATTTTTACGAAAACCATTGGGTCTAAAGGTTCAGTAGAGGTCACTGGTGGTCGGGTAGACATCTCATTAAGATTTAAAGGGATTATTCCAGACGCTGGATCTGGCGAGACTACGCAGTGGACTATCACAAAGATTGGCGACACGACGCGTTTTACGCACGCAGGCGGATCTCCTATCGGGTTGAGTTTAGTGCGGGTCGGCGATAATGTCGTGATTGATATGCCGGGTAACTCTGGAACGTTCCAGATAATAAATGTTAACTTGACAGAAGATTACTTTGAATTCAATAACTTGTTTTCCACCCCGGGATCTTTTGATCACGGTCTAATCCCCAACTATTTTGTCAGGTTTGTTAGGCCGGAAAGATCTGTCGTCTATACGAGAAACAATCGCTCTATAGTCTGGGAAGTATCCCCTGGGGAGATAATAATTGAGATGCCCGCAACACCGCCCGTGGTTAGGCGCGAACTTAAGGGTTCTGCGCATTTGAACGGCGTCGTGTCGAGCGTGACAGATACGCCGTCAAATTCGTCAATTGAGATCGAGAACGGTGAAGACTGGCCTAATGCTGGACAGTTTGTGCTTGAAAAGTTAGAGCAAATCAAAAACCGTATCGTAACGCCGACCCAGGACACACTCGCATCTCAGGATATAATTGGAAGCTTTGACGCGTACGAGCAAAAGTATTCATACACGTCAAAGACGCTAAACCCACTGACTCAAAAATACGTTCTTGGAGGCGTGACACCCAGCCTGCCAGATCTAGCTCAGGTTTACGAGCTCTCCATATCATCGATATCGTGCGACTCTAATGGAGTGGTGTCGGTTATCACTTCAACTAACCACGATCTAAAAGTAGGTCAATCCCTGAGAGTATACGACGTTGTCGGAGGAAGCTTTAACGGCGTGTTTGAAGCTGGCGAGATCGTTTCTCCTACTGAGTTTACTTTCCAGACAAACGGAACCACGTCTGTTGGCTCTGGCGGATCTATTAGGGTTGAGAAGGTTGGTTTAGCAAACAGCGATTCAAAATTGTACCTGACCACTGCGAATATTAATACCGGTGTTTTAGGTCCATATTTGTACGACACCAAGGCGGCTTTTGTAATATCATCATTTGTCGGCGAGGTGATTACAGATGTAAAAGCCGGTAACATCGTGCTAAACCTGCAGATACAAACACCAAACAACATCCCAGAGGAGCAAGGTTTCCTGATATTCGACTACGGTCTGAATACCCAAGAAGGGCCAGTTAGGTATCTATATAAGGCCTCAGAAGGTGTCTTGGCTCTTGATCCTGCTTACATATTTCAGTACGACCATCCGCCCGGGTCATCCATCACCGCCATAAGGCGAAAAGGTGCCCACGTCATGAGCGGACTCGGCAAGGAATATGGGTTCTACGTATCAGATCCGTCGGCAGCGAGGGTCATCCTGCAGAATCTCATCGAAGAGGTTAAGAGTGCGGGTGTGTTCCTTCGGTATATGGTACGGTACCCAACTCTATATTATTCTGCTTTTGATGTCTATTCCCAAACGCCAGACAACCCGTTGGATTAATTATAGGTACTGTATAATGCTATAAGCTACTAGACGGGGTCAAGCAAATCGACCTCTACTGCTTAAAAAGCATAATAGTATTTTGGAGTTATGTATGGCGGTCTTGGGAAGACTTTTAATTGGCTCTCAGCAGCGTATCGACCTGCCAGATTTTTTGGCCCTGCAATCGTACGTGGCGTCAGACTTTAAAGAGCTGATAAGAAGCTTTGTAGGCGATCGCGGTCTAATACTAAAAGGCTTTGAAATCATTGACGCTCCTCAGGCAATCAATACAGCTGGCGTCACGATTAAGGTTTCTGATTCCGTTATTTACTACCCAGGATCTTCGGCAGGAAGCTTTTTCTATGGTCTTCCCGACGGCAACGCCCTATCGGCACCATTAGTTCCAGAGCTGCGTCCTGGCGCAATCAACTATGTTTATTTGACCCTAACCACCACCGGAGCAGCGCAGGACACGAGGGCTTTCTGGGACGTCGACTTGAACGGTGGGCAAGGTGGTGAATTCAACCAAGACATCAACACTGAGTCCGTGCTAGTTGTGCAAGTAGGTGTTTCTACGTCTGGTTTTCCAGACGGTACCGTTCCAGTTGCCATCATAGAGTACAGCAGCGTTTCCACAGTAGAGAAGATCACCGACGCGAGAAACATGATGTTCAGGCTTGGAACTGGCGGTGTATCGCCAGACTCTAACGCCACATTCCAATTCCCACCTCTGCCAGAATCTCAGTACGCACGAAACGAACCGCCATCTACGATACAAACATCAGCTTCTCCCAGCCCGTTCTTCGGCGGCGATAAGAACATCCAGAATCTTAAGGACTGGATGGACGCCGTGATGACGAAGTTGCTTGAACTGTCTGGTACCACCTACTGGTACGAGACTACTCAGGCACTCAACTTGGTAAACATTTTCGACGACGCGCTAGCGAGCAGCGTGAAATCAAAGGGTCAATGGAGCCATGACGAATCCACGCCGGGTAAGGTGACGTGGTCAGAAGACATCCTCTACCGCAAGATGAACGATAAGCGGGATATCATCGTTCGCGAAAACCCTACGACAGGCATACAGCTCGACAACGAGCAGGTAATGTGGATCCAGATGGTCCGCAATGCCAAGATCAACGCGCTCGATACCCCAGTCACGTTCAGCAACGGTTTAAACTATGTCAACGGCGCGGCGGAACTATTTCAAAACTTGAAACTCGGCGACTGGATTAAGCGCAAGGGCGACAATGAGAATTTGTACGTCCGCGTAGTTGGTTTTTTTGCCGCACTGGGCGCCAGTGGAAGTCCAGCGTCACCAAGCACTGCAGTGTCCATCCTTCTTGAGGAACCATACGCCGGCACTTCTGCTCTTGACTCCGCAGTCTACACTAGAGGTGTTTACGAAAACCCAGACATCAACGTCGATGACAGAGACTCTGTGACGTCATATGCCGTCGGTGGTGATTTTTACTGGCTGGCAAACCGCTCAGACACCATAATGGATATCGGCTCCATTGACGCCACTTACGCGAACGACGTAGACGTGTCTGACTCTGATGGTAAGCGCGCCAAATTAAACTTCTCATCGGCCCACGGACTGGTTGACGGCGACAGGGTTGTGGTCGCTAACGCTGGCGCATATGACGGGACGTACAAGGTAGAAGTTGAGAGCACGACCGTAGTAAATATCGAAACCACCGCGACAACTAACCCAAGCAACATTACTGTATCTTGGGCTGTCGTAACTACGCAGTCCCGCACCATAGGCTCTCAAGGCTTCGTGGCAGAGTCATCGAGTCACGGTTTTGCGTCCAACCAGACAGTGATTATCGAGAACACTGGAACTGCATACGACTCTTACCAAAGCGGTAAATATCTTATCAATTTCAGAAGCGACACCACGTTTCAAATCCCGTTCGATACGAACCTGGACGTTGGCGCAGTAGGTACCGTAACGTGCGCTAAAGTCATCATGAAGACTGAGCTTGGCGCTGTTGAGGTAGTTCAGGGCGAATCTATCGATATCAACCAGCCTGATTCTGCGAATATCATGCAGTACATCGGCATGGACTCCTTGGCCCAGACAACGCCGAACTATTTCTTGCCACAAAGCTATAACGCTTTGGCTGGATTTGCCAACTACAACGCCAGCGCAACAGACAGTCTAACTGAACGCGCTGCTAAGTTAACGGCCATGATGGCCGACAGAGTTCAAGATCGCGACACTAAGATCACTGGGCGAGTCACGTTCAGGAACACAACATCTGGTGCCAACCAAGTTATCGCGTACGCTGGAGATCCCATCTACGCGATGCTGCCTGGGACTGGCAATCAACAGCTAACTTTGCCTGCTAGCCCGTTCAACATGGCAGCTAACAAGGCACTAACTGCCACGATTGACAGAAACGCAGTTGGCACGGTAAATGCTCAAGTTGAGAGCTTAGATTCATCATTTGAACTCGGCGAAAACAAAATTATTCTTTTGTATCGCCTTACTGGTACTGAGATCTACACGTGGGACGGATCTAAGATCCCTAACGGCGGATCGTGGACCAGCAATGACAACGAGACTGGTCAGAATAGAAACGTGGTGATCCACGATGAAGCCGGCGTAAACTACTCTGGTGCAGGATTCGTCTACTACAACACCAATGGCTACGTGCGGATCATCATCCCCGGCAGCAACGTCACCAACGAGATCGACACCACGGCGATCAATACCACGTATCCCACTGGTTTTGCAGTCGGAAACAATAAATCTATTTGGGTGCGGATCAACCGCCGCGCCAACAAAACCTTCAACACGGTTCAGACGTCGGCATCCTACCAGGACACAGACGTCGCCGGTGCACTCTACGTCACCAACAACGAAGACGTGCCGACTGATCAGGACGTGATCGTCCTCTACACGACGAAGATGGGCGCGCTGATTAAACTCAGGCACGACTTCCAGATCGGCAACATATACGACGAAGATAAGATTGGCGTGTCGGGTGCGCCAGCTAACAGCAACGAGTTTCAAGCACCAAAGCTGTCTGGCGATACGATCTACCTTCCAAACGACAGCAGAAACGACAACTCGACCCGCTACTATATGGTTGGATCTGGTCAGCTCGAGATGTTCCTCAATGGTCAGCGCATGAAGCGCGGCGAAGACTACAATGAGTTTGGAACGCTGAATTCTGCTTCTAGCCAGATTGAGATCCTGCAGGATTTGATAGAAGGCGACGTTTTAAGCTTCAGGATCGGCAGCATTGGCGGTATGTATACGACGCCTCAGAGCTTCTCGACCACCACTCTCCAGCAAGCCTACAACAACAACAACGTGATCGCGGTTACCTCTGGTTCACCGGTTACGCTGAATATGCCAGGCGGTGTTGGTAAAGCGCTTTCGATTACGGGCGATATGGCGATCACGGGCGTCATCGACCCTGCCGGTATTGAATTTACTCCGCAGGCAGGAAACCCGTTAGCATTAGGGCAAAACGGTCTTTGGGTAGATACGAGCGGTGATTTAAAGCATACTCGTCCTGGTTTCGTACCAGACACGGTAAATATCACGAACGCCATCGTCAACCCGACCTCCTTCTTGACCGAAGGTAACGGCGTCGACATCACCGGCTCGACGATATCTGTGGATCTAGCAACTAACTCGGGATTAGAGTTTGCTACTGGCAAGTTAAAAGCAAAAGTTCCAGCCGGTGGCGCGTTGACTTTAGGCGCAACTGGCATCTCGCTTAATCTAGACGCGAACTCGATGGAGCTGTCAGGCAGCAACTTATCTGTCAACCTCGATCCCGCAAAGGCTATCGTTGCAGACGTTCTTGGCGCTGGTATCGGTGTCAATTTGGCGACCAGCAATCCGGGTCTAGCAATCACCGCGAACCAACTAGACGTTAAACTGGATGGTGCGAGAGCCATCACTTCTGGTTTGTCCGGTATCGGCGTTAATTTGGAAGGGACAAATCCTTCACTTAAAATCGACACCAACCAGCTCGGCGTGAAGTTAGACGGCGCAGGTGCGGTTGTTACTGGTGCTTCTGGTATCGGCGTTCAACTAGAAGCCACGAATCCTTCTCTTAAGATTACCACCAACCGTTTAGGCGTTAATCTAGATACCTCTGGCGCGATCGTGTCTGCCGCAACTGGAGTCGGCGTAAATCTTGAAACCGTTGATCCAGGATTAAAGATTGCATCCAATAAATTAGACGTTAAATTGGATGCGGCACGAGCGGTTACCTCTGGTGTTTCTGGTATCGGCGTTAATTTGAACGTCACGAATCCTGGTTTGGCGATTACGGCTAACGCTCTAGACGTTAAACTAGACGGCGCGAGAGCGATTACTTCTGGCGCCAGCGGTGTCGGCGTAAACCTCGAGACCGTCAACCCGACTCTGCAAGTTGCGACCAACCAGCTCGGCGTGAAGCTGGATGCTGCTGGTGCTATTGTCACCGGTGCGAACGGTTTGGGCGTCGCGGTTGACGGAACCTCCATCCAAATCCAAAGCAATCAATTAGTGGTTGCTGGTGTTCCCAACCTTTTGGCAGTGTTCACCAATAACACGGGAACCCTGATCCCGGTTGGTGCCGTTGTAGCGGCAGACACCGTAACCAACCAAATAGTTCTGGCTACGGCGTCTACTCTGCCTAACGCGCTGAAAACTATCGGCGTCGCGTACCAGAATATAGCCGATGGCTCTACCGGTCAGGTACAGATCGCAGGTGTTGCCACGGTTGCTACGAGCTCTTTGACAGTTGGTCAAGCCGCTTATTTATCTACCGTATCTGCCGGCGTCGCGACCGGCGTCAGACCGACGACTTACGGTACTCCAGTGTTCTCATTGGGAACCGCTGTCGCCAACAACAAGATTGTCCTTCAGCCTAAGACGGTCGGTGTGAACGCCAGTATCTACCAGGAAGCGGACACTCAGATAACTGCGGTAATCTCTGGTGCCACTTTAACTTTACCAGTGGATTCAAGGGCAAGTAACGTGATCCGTTATTACACGGTCGGCGCAGGATTCTTGACGGTTTATTTGAACGGTCAGAAATTACTGCTGGGTGACGATTACTTAGAAGTTGGTGTCGCGGGTGCAGACTCGAACCAGATCACGATACAGCAAGATCTTGACACTGGCGATGTCTTAGAGTACCGTATCGATGCGAGTCAGGCGCTATTTAAGGCCTTGAGTTTATTATAGTAGATTTATAGCAAATAACGCGATATGATATAGTATATAGAGTACGATCTCGGGGAGCAAACGAGACGCGCTGTGCGCTTTTGCCCCCGCAACCAAAAGCTAGAGAGGGATAGCTCATGGCACTTAAGTTAGACTCACGACAAACACGTCAGCGCTCAAAGCTCGACCAATTAAGCACAACCACTGATCTGCGCCTAGACGCGATCATGAACCTCATCAACGATGAGCTCACGATGCCCCTTAGGATGAGGGCAAACCTGGGATCCGGTGTGGATGGATCGCCTGATCAAAGGCTCTACATCGACAGCATCGCTGTTAAGACGCTAGATACTGGCGCCGCCGACAGCGGCCACGAGCGAAGCAGAACGATCCCACCTATCGGCGGTGTTCTTCCAAACTACACCGGCAGCGGCTACATCGAATTCAACGCCACAACTGGCGCCGCAACCGCTTCTGGCCTAACCCTTGCAGGTAGCTACAGCCTTCCTTCGATGACTAACGGTCAGTTTGTTAAGGTTCTGGTTTGGCTAAGTGCAACCTCTGCAAGCGTTTATCAGTTCGGCATGGAGATCGGTGTACCTGCAGCATCAGCAGATCTTGCTGTGCTTCCTGTACCGCCTAGCGATGCTTTTGCTCTTGGCTATATCGTTATGACCAAAGGCGCAAGCACGTACTCTAAAGTTCTCAACGAAAACATCTATCAATTTGTCGGCGGTGGCGGATCTGGCGGCGGCTCTGGCGCTTCTAAAGAAATCACCCAAGCTAACTCATTTGCAGTTGGTGATGTGGTCTATTACACTGGATCCACCTACGCAAAAGCGCAGGCAAACGCTGCTAATACGGCAGAAGCTATCGGTGTCGTAAGCAAGGCTTCTGCTAGCAAGTTTACGTTAACTGAGCTTGGTTATATCACCGGACTTAGCGGCCTGACTCCGGGTGAAGTTTATTTCTTGTCTGATTCTGTAGCCGGCGGACTGACGGTAAATGAACCAACAACGATTGGCAGTATTTCCAAACCAATGCTTATTGCTGATTCTGCAACAAGCGCATATGTGCTTAACTACCGCGGCGTAGTCGTTGGTGGAGCAAACGCGAGAACACAAATCAGCTTGCCAAACAACGCAACCACGAACGTTCAACTGGTGGCTCCAGCATACGACGCAGGAGAAATGGTTGGTTGGGTGTACATCGACGGCACGACTGACTTGCGGTTTTATATCTCGATCCAGTTCTCTAAAAACGGCGCAGGCACCGACTACAACGTATCGTATCAAACCTCAGGCGACACACCGCCATCGGGTTTCTCGGTAAGCTATGCAAGCAACTACGTAAGAATGACGCTTCCCAGTATTGCCGGTTATGTTTCGGCATCTTTCAACTATGCACTAAATGCTCCAGCGGTTGGTACGAATTTCCCATTAAGCGTAGATGGCGCAAATGTTACCGCAGCATCTGCAACAGCGCAAGGTACTGTAACTACGGGTGCGCAGACGTTTGCGGGGAAAAAGACGCTCGACGGTGGGGCTCTAATTAAGGGCGATACGAGCGGAATTATTCCAGCTGGATATATTGGTGAACAGCTTTCAGTTTTAGGTTCTGAATTAACCACAAGCACAACTGGCGGTGTGACTTTAACACTCGCCACATTGCCAATTACAAGCGCAGGGGTTTGGAAAGTTGAGTTTTACGTTTGGAACATCGAAGCTTCTGGCGTAAATGCTGGCGCGATATTTATGGCAAACGCAAAATATAATGACAGCACATTTACTCCAACAATTGCAACAAACGGAGACAATTCTGGAGTGTTGGCGTTTGTAACACAAGGCGCAGCAATCAGAGGTGGAGCATATAGCTCTATTCCTGGGTACGTTGTTGCTACAGATGGAACAAAATCAGTATTTTTGAGGCAAGCCATAACCCTCTCTTCTGGGACAGCCGCAGCTAGGGGCAAAATTGTAGCAACTCGCATTGCATAATTTTTATATTAATTCACTTAACTAAAAGGATAAAAGCATATGGCTAACGTATCACTATTAGCAACAGTCGCAGACCAGGCAGCTTCTCAGCAAGCTGGCGGTACTGCATCTATCATGCCGACAGGTGTAATTCTTCCGTACGGTGCAAGCAACGCGCCCAATGGATGGCTCTTGTGCGACGGCTCTGCGGTTTCGCGCACTACTTTTGCAAGTCTGTTTGCCGTCTTAACTGCCAATGGAACGACATTTCCCTACGGCTCGGGTGATGGTTCCACCACCTTCAACCTTCCAGATCTTCGCGGTCGTTTTCCGCGCTTCAATGATAGCATGGGAACTCAAGGCGTTTCTGGTACTCCAGCTGCTGGTGCAGCAAACCGAGATACTGGACGATTATTTGGAAGCACGCAAGCACAAGCCACAGCAAAAAATGGGTTGGGAGCTACTACATCAGGTTCAGATGGCACACACACACACGGAATACCCGCTGACCGTTGGAAATATAACGTAACAGCGTCCGGCGGTGCATATCAAAGCGTTGACAGTTCAAATATTGGCACTAACGGAACGCAATCTAGAACCACGGATAACGTAGGATCTGGACATGGTCACACACTGACCGTGTCGGGTGACGCTGAAACTCGCCCAATCAATATATCTGTAAATGCTATCATCAAGATCTAAGGAGATCAGAATGAAACTTCAGCTTTATAAAAATGAATATCTTTGGTCTAAAGAGGGCACCCATGTCTGCGGAGAGCACGGTTTCGCCGTGCGCGCAGAAGAAGACATGGAGGTTGAGATTGACGATGAGCACTTCGAGCGCGTTTTAGAGATGGTCATGGCACAGCGTGCTGAAAATGCACCAATGTCAATATGGTCACCGGCACCAGAAGCTATACCTCCGGTAGAGGCTCCTTTAACAGAAGAAGTTTCTGAGTAAAACTCATTAGACATTTAATTGGAGTAATTTATGTCAAATAGTGCATTAACATTTAATAGTACTAACTTTCTTCCAAGCGGCCTAATATTTCCATACGCAGGCAATGCGGTGCCTGCTGGATTTCTTGAGTGCGATGGATCAGAAGTTAATCAAGCAGATTATCCGCTTCTTTATGCAACAATTCAAAACACTTACAATACGCAAATCAATCCTATAACTGGAGTAGCATACGGGACACCCGCGGCTGGAAAATTTCGTCTGCCAGACTACCGCGGCTCATTTCTGCGAGGTATCGGAACACCCACTGGAAAAGATCCGGTAACGCTAGGCGGTCATCAAGCTGAAAAAACTGCTAAAAACGGGTTAAGCAATACTTCTTCAGCCCTAACTGGAAGTGCTGTTACATCTGGCAATAACTCAACCTATACTAACTTTGATTGGCAAGACTACGCATGGGAAGGTGTAGGATCTAAAACTGGCTTTGCAGGCGGTCGAAGTGCATCGGGCGCAGGTGGTACGCCAATGAATCTTGGATCTTTTGGCGGTACACACACACACTCAGTAACTGCTGCAGGTACAGCTGCTGCTCAAACTATCACAGGCGACAATGAAACTCGTCCAATGAATAAAGGTGTAAAATACGTTATTAAGATATAATCACTATTTACGGTAAATAAAGCACGACACAGTTTTATCTATGTCGTGCTTTATTTTAAACTCAACCAAATAATATAGAAGTTAGATCTATCAACTCTTCAGCATCAGTTTGGGTGCGAACTCTATATTCGTCGCCCCAGTGTATCCTAACGCCTTCTAGACGCATGTTTTGGATATCATCTCCAAACCATACGAGCTCAATCTCAACGTCAGGATCAATCCTTCTAATTGAAGCTAAGAGTTTGTGAGCCTCCGATTCTATTAACCAATACTTTTCAACAACTGAGCGGCTTGCCTGAAGTTGCTCGTCAAACTCTTCTAAAAACTTAAAAACGATCTCACGAGCAGTGAGACCGATCTTTTCTTCTTTCATCTTTTTAGCCCGCGAGACTCTTCTGCGGATCATCGCCTGTACTAGTTCTCGCTGAGAACTCATACCTCACCATCCTCAGCAAGCGCAACCTTCTCCTCGTCACTTAAAGGAGACGGCTTAACCTCATACGAATAACCTAGAGCGCGAACCATCGCCTCCGCGATTACCACGCAATCCCGAGCCAGATCTTCTTCATTGTTGGCGGTATAGCCTTGCGTGCTTAAAAGCCCAACCAAAGCGTCACCCGCAAACTTAATCCGCAGATCCTCTTTCGTCTTCGCGCGTTTTCTTCTGCCGTCTTCTTGTGCCTTGAGGTAAGTACTCATCAACGATCCCAATAATGTTATTTTATTTAAATTAATTCCACTGCGTAAGACCAGCGCGCTCTTGCATCACCTCTTGAGCTGCATGCTCTAATGGCACACCTTCAAGTTCATGTCTAACCAATGCCTCGACGATGTGGTCTGGGCTCATTTTAAGTCCACGAAAAGCAGATTTTTGCTTGTCTGTTAGCTTTACATCAGAAATGCCTTCTATCAGAGCAAACACCTCGTCATCTGACGGTGGAAGAACTTGAATAAGTTTGCTGAAGCGGCCAGGACGATTGGTTAACTGGGGTCCAAGTTCTTTTATGAAGTTAGTTGTGCACAAAATTAGCGTAGGAACCCTAAAAAGGCCAGATACACCATCTAAGAAGTTAAGGCAGGACGGGTTGAAAACATTAGTATTTGAACCGTAATCTTTCTTACCAAAATCCTCAATAACTAAAATAATCTTCTTGACGTCTTCTGCATACGGTTTAAGAAAAATATTAGTAATTTTCTGAAAATCAACCTCACCACTAGTATGAATAACCGCGGTTCCAGTCTCATTTAGTGCTTTTTTACAAAAATGTCTTATTAGAGCAGATTTACCCATACCTGGCTCAGAGTAAAGCAAATAAGCCCTTTTATTCTTTTTATATTTTTCGTTTACATCGTGAGATTTATCAAAGAAGTTTTTAAATAAAACTTCCATTTTTTTAGATGTCGAAGTCTCAAAAAATGCTTCATCTGCAACTGGAAGAACTGTCATACCGTCTTCAGCATGAAAAAGATGCTGACCGGTTCGTATTTGAAATTTATATAGAAACTCTTGCTCTTCTCTTAATTGCTTATTAATTTGTTCTTTTAAAACTTCTAGCATCGGATCTTCTGAAGAAGATTCCAGATCTATCTTGTCTGATTCTATGTTGTAGATGATAAGCTCATCGCCTGCAAAAAAGTACGAATTACCTGCCATCGGTAATTCAAGCCCTTCTTCAAGTTTCTTCTTATAAAGAACCTTAATTTTATTAAATTTCATATTAACCCCATTCACTCTTTACGTAAAGAGCCTGTAACTTACCAAAGTTAAATTCACCAGACACGCGCAACTTGCGAAGAATAAAAGAAAAACCCATCACTTCGATACGGTCTTTGAAGATCTTGAGATCCAGCTCTCTCATCTCTTGCCCTTATTTATCCACCAA